GGCGGTGCCCCCTCAGCACCCGCTCACGCGCACTCAAACGGAGGACAGCCAGTGTCCAACAATCGCATTGAAGCTAAGAAGGGCGACATTAAGGTCCACACCCAGCGTTCTATCGTGCGTAGCCATGCAGTGACTGCTGCCATTGCTATCCTAGATAAAACTTCCGAGGGTTGTTTTACTTGGGAAGATGTCTTGAATACGGCTAAGGTCATTGAGGCTTACACTTCAGGTGACATGGACTTCTCCGGGGACCAGACCGAATGAAGGCTATCAAGAAGATTAAGAAACGCTTGGAAGACCGTGTTGCAGGGTACGAGGCACTGAAGAGCGCCAAGACCCGCAAGAAGGTCAACGAAGGCACTTACACTAAACCAGGCTCGATGAAGAAGAAAGGCGGGCTGTGAAGTCCCTCCTGATAGACGCAGACATAATTGCCTATCGGATAGGATTCACTGCTCTCAAGTCATCTTGGGGCGAACAGTTAGCGGTATCTACCTTTCACAATACCATCACTGAAATATGTGACACATTGAATGGAACACCCTCGTTGTACTTTACAGGGAGAGGGCCTAGATACCGGGAGCAGTTTGCTAACGAGATACCTTACAAGCAATCCAGAGAGGGCAAGGAGCGCCCTCTTTTCTTGCCTGAGATGACGGAGTACGCATTCAACGCTTTCCCCTGCTGTGTGTCTAACTCGCAGTGGGGAGAAGCAGACGACCTGATAGCGTGTGCTGCGTACAAGTGTGCTTCATTCGATGACTACATAGTAGTTACGATTGACAAAGACTTGAACATGATTCCGGGTAATCATTATAACCCGGTAAAGAAAGAGTCTTTCTTTATGAGTAAGGAAGACGCCTATATGTTTTTCTTCATGCAACTGTTAGCGGGGGACAAGACTGACGATATACCTGGTATTAAAGGCGTAGGATTAACCCGAGCTTCTAAAATACTCAAGGGCTGCAGTGATAGCCCAGAAAAGGCATTTGACCGTGTTCTTGACACTTACAGCAATCATTATTCAGACCTTTCTGAGGATGAGATAGCAACAATGATTTACAACAGAGCTAATCTTTTATGGCTCAGGAGGACGCATGAGGAAGTCTGGACTCCCCCAATACCTGAATAGCCAGATTCCACCCAAGAAGTACAGGACAAGAATTAAAAGTAAAGGTAGGTTCAGGTCAAAGTTCGAGAAGGACTTTGCAAACTACCTAAACGAAAGCAAGGTAACTTGGCAGTACGAAGTAGATAAATACCTGTACTATCTCCCGATGCTTAACAAGATGCTCTGTCCTACTTGTGGACTGGTAAAGGGACTGATAGAAAGAAAATACACTCCAGACTTCACACTGAAGAACGGAGTGCGGATAGAGTGCAAAGGAATGTTTAGCGCGAAGGACAGGGTAAAGATGAGAGCAGTGCTCAAACAGAACCCTGACCTGGACGTTAGACTTGTATTTATGCGTGACAATGTTATAAAGGAATTAGCCGAGAAACTTACTTACACACAGTGGTGTGCCAAGTACAACATCAAGGCTTGCGTGTTTCCTTATGTTCCTGAAGACTGGATTATTTCAAAACACAAAAAGGCAAAGAAAGATGAAAATCAAACCTGAACGTGAAGCGTCTGTAATGGTTTCTCATAAAGAAGACGGGTATTCCTACTATGACGTAGAGGTAAAAACAGTTGCTACTGCTTCTATTGAGTACCCAGACATTGATTTTATCGTTCTTACTGAACTGCGAGACACCCTGCAAAGGATTTCTGTCTTCGGTGAAGACGATTCTTTTGGAAGCAGCAAGGTGTCTTTCCGTGACGCACTCACTGTCATGGTTAATTACTACGAGAGCATTGTTTATGACGACTAGAGATAAGCAGCTGGAGGACTGGTACTCCAACCGTCAAGTAAAACTTGTCAGTTGCACTGCTCCTACTGAGGAGATAAAAAAGCACGCTGTCTTCAACGCAGAGCACATGATTGCGTACTGTGCTCGTGTCTCTAACCCTGACAACCAGGGTAACGTAGAGACAACCGAAAGGCTGTTGAACTACCTGATTAAGCACAAGCACTGGTCCCCATTCGAGATGGTGAATGCATGTATCGAGATTAGGACCACCCGTGATATTGCTAGGCAGATTCTGCGCCACAGGTCATTCTCTTTCCAAGAGTTTAGCCAGCGTTACGCAGACCCGACCAAAGACCTGAAATTCATCTACCGGGAGGCTCGTCTTCAGGACAAGACCAACCGGCAGAACTCCTTGGCTACCGACAACAAGTCCCTACAGGACCAGTGGACTTGGCAGCAGGAACTCGTAGAGAAGGTTTGCAGGGGTGTCTACGACTGGGCTATCGAAGCAGGCATAGCAAAAGAGGTGGCCAGGTCTGTCCTGCCAGAAGGCATGATGGAGTCTGTCTTGTACGTCAACGGGAGTATCCGTTCGTGGATACACTATCTTGAACTCCGCACTGACAAGTCTACGCAGAAGGAGCACAGGCTCGTTGCTGAAGGCTGCTTGCGGGAACTCTCCAAGGTAATCCCCTCACTACTGAATAAGCAAATATATGTCGCAGCCTAACAAGAAGATAAAAGTCACCGTTATTGGTGACGCACACGTAGAACTTCACCAGAGTCTCAGAAGGTTTGTATGGCTAGGGCACCACCTTAACGAGTCCCCACCGGATTACCTGGTGTGGATAGGCGACTTCTTGACCCTTGAGTCCCTCAGTGCTTGGGACAAGGACAAGCGTCTTCTCATGGAAGGACGCAGATACCAACAAGAAATACAGGCCGGGGTACTGGCTCTCAATGCCACTGAGATTTTTCAGGGTAAACACAAATGGAAGACTATATTTCTTGAGGGTAATCACGAGAACAGACTTACCCGATACATCGAGAAAAACGCAGAACTGGAAAACGCACTAGATGTCAGAAAAGACCTTGGAATCGACGCAAGAGGGTACAAGTGGATACCCTACAAATCCTACTGGGAACTGCAAGGAGTCCACTTCACTCACGTCCCATTCGGAAAGATGCGAGAGATTACTGGAAAAGACATTTGCTCAAAGGCTGAAGCAGTCACCACAACCAGTGTCGTATTCGGACATACTCACGAACTACATACATCATGTGTACATAAGCACGGAATGAAGCACCTGCAACAAATCCTGAACGTAGGGTGTTTCTTCGAGCAGAATGCGGATTACATTCAAGGCAAGATGACTAACTACTGGAAAGGGATTGTTGAACTAGACATATACGACTTTGGACGGTTCGACATTAAAACTATAAGTATGGGGAACCTGGAGAGAGTATATGGTAAAAAGAAAGTTTCTATCTGAAGAAGAGAAGGCTTTGCTGGTTGACAGGTACGACCCTGACACTATCATAGACTTCCTTGGCCTCGACACAGAAGAACTCGTAGAACTTCTGGAAGAGGTGATTGTTGACAACCTTCACAAGTTTGATATTGGAACTGACTACGATGACCCTGAAGAAGAACAAGACTCCGAAGAAGTTTATGTACCAGGAGTTATTGGAAAAGGATTTTATACCCTCGAAGAACTGTTTGACGAAGACGATTAAGGACAAGTTTCGTATGGAACGTAGAATCACCAAGAGAGTAATTAAGGAAATGGTAGACGACTATGAGGGATATTGATAAGTACCTTGGGAAGGTTAGCGAATTTGCTATCTACCCGGAAAAAGAAACTGGCAGCGAAAACGAGCTAATGTACTTGGCTCTTGGAGTTGCAAGTGAAGCTGGAGAAATTGCAGGGAAGATTAAGAAACTCTATCGAGATGACGTGCTTTCTAAAGCAGCATTGTTGTCTGAAATAGGAGACGTATTCTGGTACCTCGTAATGCTCTGCAACGCTATTGACAAGTCTCCTAGCGACGCATTGCAGGATAACTATGAGAAGTTGAGTAAACGAGCCTTGAATAACACCATAGCAGGTGAAGGCGACCACCGTTAACATTGGAGAATTACTATGCCACTAACTAAAAAAGGTAAGAAGGTTAAGTCTGCCATGATGAAGGAGTATGGAGAGAAGAAGGGTGAAGAAGTCTTCTACGCTTCTGAAAACAAGGGCACTATCAAGGGTGTCACCAAGAAGAAGCCTAGCAAGAAGAAGTAATCATGTGGCTAATGCTCCTAATAGTCCTAGGCCCTTCCAGCTACTCCCTGGACGCCCCTATGGAAGTGGATAAAGTATTTGCCTTGCCAAAGATTTATATGACTGAAGCTGCCTGTCTGAACGACACCATAGACAGAGAAGACCCGGCTAACATTGTGTACGATTGCATTGAAATAAAAAGGGAACAACGGTGAACAAAGACCCATTTAGAACAGACATTGGGCGTAACGTGTTTTACAACAAGTACGCTCACGGAGGTAATGACACTTGGCACAACCTGTGTATTCGGTTGGTCGATGACGTTTGCGGAACACTTAATGGAACTGCCCACCCTCTGCTCAGCAAGAGCGAACGAGAGCAGCTGGTTCAGTACATTAGCGACATGAAATTCATTCCTGGTGGGCGTTACCTGTACTACGCAGGTAGGCCGTTGCACGCTTGGAACAACTGCTTCTTGCTCAAGGTAGAGGAAGACTCTCGTGAAGAATGGTCTGAAGTCCTTTGGAGAGCTAATCGCTGCCTTATGCTGGGTGGTGGTATTGGCCTTGATTATTCGGTGCTTCGTCCCCGAGGCCGTGCCCTTAGCCGCACTGGTGGCGTATCTTCTGGCCCTATTCCTCTTATGCAGATGGTCAATGAGGTAGGTCGCCATGTCATGCAGGGAGGCTCCCGTCGCTCTGCTATCTATGCCAGCCTCAACTGGGCACACGAAGACGTTGGTGAGTTCCTGTCCATCAAGAACTGGGAGAACATCCCTGTCAAGGATACTAACCTTGCAGAGGTCAAGAAGTCAGACTTCAACTTCCCCTGCCCCTTGGACATGACCAACATCAGTCTCAACTACGATGACGCTTGGTTGAACAAGACTGACCGCCACCTTGATAGCACGTTCCTCGCTAACTGCAGCCAAGCTATGCGCACCGGGGAACCTGGATTTAGCTTTAACTTTGGAACTAAGCAGAATGAGACGCTTCGTAACGCTTGCACGGAAGTTACGTCTGAAGACGATAGTGACGTTTGTAATCTTGGCTCGCTCAATCTGGGCAATATCACTAGTCTGGAGGAACTCAAGGACGTTACGAACCTTGCCTCCAAGTTCCTTGTATGTGGAACAGTCCGGGCGGATTTACCTTATGACAAGGTTAAGCAAGTACGAGAAAAGAACCGTAGACTGGGACTGGGACTTATGGGCATCCACGAATGGCTACTGAAGCGTAACTACGGTTACGAGGTAGTGCCCGAGCTTAAGAACTGGTTGGGAGTCTACAAGTCAGAGTCCGAGAAGGCTGCTAACGAGCACTGCGACAGGCTGTATCTCAGCCGTCCTGTGGCGTACAGAGCCATTGCCCCTACCGGTACCATTGGTCTTATTGCTGGAACCACCACAGGCATCGAGCCGCTGTTTGCTGTAGCTTACAAGCGTCGCTACTTGGTGGAAGGTACTCGATGGAAGTACGAGTACGTTGTTGATAGGATTGCAGACAGCCTTATCAAGGAACACGGAATCGACCCTTCCAAGATTGAAACCGCCTACTCTATGAGCACCCAATATGAAAAACGAATCAAGTTCCAAGCCGACATTCAAGATTACGTTGACATGTCCATTAGCTCGACCATCAATCTTCCCAGCTGGGGGTCCGACAAGAATAACGAAAACCGAGTTAGAGAGTTTGCTAAGGTTCTTGCTGAGTACGCTCCCCGGCTCCGAGGATTTACTTGTTATCCAGATGGAAGTCGAGGAGGACAACCCATTACAGAAGTCTCTTACGAGGACGCAATCGCGCACAAAGGAGTCATCTACGAAGAAAACGACTCTTGTGCAGGAGGAGTCTGCGGGGTATAGCCCTAGCGGAAAGATTACTAGTTCTAACAGAGACTACTGGAGAGTCATCCTATGACCGACAAGCAGTTCGATGTTGTCAACCGTCCGAAGCACTACAACAACCACCCCTCTGGGGTGGAATGTATTGATATCGTAGAAAGCATGGATTACAATATCGGGGTAGCCGTTGCCTACCTTTGGCGTTACAAAGATAAGAACGGCGTAGAAGACCTGAGAAAGGCCGTGTGGCACATCAATCGTGAAATCAAGAGGATTGTTAAAGATGCGTAAGACTATCAAGGACTCTATCTTGGCTGTCCTGAAGCGTAACTCGAAGGCTCTTACCCCGGCAGAGATTGCCAAGAAAGGTAAGCTGAACTACAACAGTGTTCGTCGAGCAGTGCGAGAACTCCTGAGCAACTACTCAGTGAACACAGTTGATGGTAAGTACTGGCTGGGGCTAACCCGACCATTGAACACCATCTAAAAAGATTAGCCCCCGTAATGGGGGCTTTTCTTTAGGGGCATCCTTATCCATTTCAGAACTTCGTTAGGGTTATTTTCCCTCCAAGTAGGAGTAATGATTCCCGTCCGGTCTTTTGAATCGACCGCCCCAGGTACCACCGATACTCTCCCACCACTCTCCAAGTTCGCGATGGTCTTCCGTGTCACTTAACCACTCCCCATTCTTGAACAGGTTTAGGTCAATAGCCAGTTTCCTAGTGTGAAACGAATTACGACTTCCTTTGCCTTCCTCTGCGTACTTATCTGCTACCCATTGAGGACGGAACGCTTCTCCTAGAGTTATCTCGTACCCCAACTCATAAGCCTTCAAGATAAGCTGCGCTACCATCTTAGCGAACTGAGACTGTTTCTGACGTTCAGTCATTTACACCCCTCACCACTTAACTTTGTCTGCCCAGTAGGCAGCACTCATCTTTCCTTTTGCAATGTTGGATGCGTGCCTAGCCTTGAAAGACTTGTTCCTCGCAGAGCCCTCT